ACAGAAGATACACCGTTTGAAGATGCATATGCCGTGATTTTGCTTGATAGTGATGCCATAGTTTGTTCTCCTTATTTTATTGTTTATATATTATTCCGGTGGATTATCAATAACTATTCCACCATCTGCTATCCATGTCTGAATTGCTTGGTAATCTGTGTTTGCTTCGTTGTTTGGTACAAATGATATTTTACCATCATCATAAGTAACTTTATAATTTACAAAATTATTTTCCCAATTATATATTTTTTCTACTGTATTAATCATAGTTCTGCTGCTGCCTCAAAGTGAACATCAATAGAACCAGCATTAGCTGTTCCTGTTGAATTTATGCCAAACATTTTATCGCCAATACCTTCTGCTGTACAATTTTGATTATCTGTTCTTGCAACTCCACCATTAAGTCTAGCACAAACTCCAGAATTACCAGCTTTATCATAAAGAGTTAAAGTAGGTGTTGTTCTCATATTTACTTTTAATTCGACAGAATCATAAATATAGCCAGTTGTCATTCCACCTGCACTACCACCAGATGTTTTAATTCCTAGAGTAGTATTAGTTCCAGGTGCTGTACCATAATCATAACTTTTTTGATAATATCTAAAACATCTTTGTAAATTCACATCAACAGGCAAGAACTCAAAATCAGATGCAGTTGTTCCAGCTTCTAATTGTACTCCAGTTAAATATAATTCGTTTGATGTGTTATCTGCAAGGTTGACTTGATTAGATGTTGATAAACCATAAGAGGAGTTCCATTGATTTGCTGTCATGTGTCTGCCACTTCCAGCACCAAAAGCAAAAATTAACCAAAGACCAGCTCCATTATCATTATTTATAACTCCTCCAGTATCTCCAGAAAAAGTTGCTGTTTTTTTCTCCCAAGTATTTGCAGAATTAATTGTATATTCAACTGTATTAGAAGCATAACTATCATCTGGTTGTGAAAGTGTTACACAATAAATTCCAGTTTTATTTGATTTAACCCAAAAAGAACAAGTTAAACTTTCAGCAGATGAAGTTCCATATTTTAAATATTGTAAATTTTGACCTTCTATTTGTTGAACTTGTCTAATTTGGTCTGATGAACCAAGAGAACCATTTGCTGTTGTGCAATCAAATTTCATAGATTTTGCAAAACCTTGACCACTAGGTACGTCAGTAGATTGTGTAATTGTAAATGCACTTGTGCTGTCGTCTGTCCAAGTATATCTATCTAAAGTATATCCACTAGCTGAAGTAAATGAAGTTCCTCTTTGAGCCAAGCTCATATCTCCATTGATGATGATGTTTCTAAAGTTTGGCTGATTTGTGCTTGTTGTTAATCCTGCTGTTGTTATTTTATCTATTGCCATAATTTATTATATTCCTATTAATTTATATCCAGAAAAAACAGTACAATATCTTCCAGATTGCAGTCCTTCTGTGCCACCTTCATTGTGAAATATTCTCATTGTAATTGAATCTCCAGCACTTAAAGCAAGTATTCCAGAAACAGCTCCACCATTTCCATTACTTGCGGCTATATTATAAGAAGCAAACAATCCATTATCTCCTGAATTACCTATAAAAACCATTACATTAAATTGACCAGTTGCCGCCCAAGAAGCATCTGCTCTTATTGCGGCAGAAATATAATATTTTCCACCTTCTCCACTAGGTACTGTAAAAGCATTACTTGCAAAAGCACTATCAGTATCAAATATTTCTGTTTGTAAATTAACTATTGTAGTTGTGCCACTATCAATATTTTGTCCACTAGATTGATATGCAGCAAAAGCTGGAGTGTTATCTGCACTAGCTGGAGTTTCAAAAGCTGGAGGTGCACCTGCACCTGCTGAAGTTAAAACTTGTCCGTCATTGCCAGTTGCAACAGCTACAGGATTACCACTTGCGTCATAACTAATAATATTTCCGTCTGTACCACTAGCCATTTTTGCAAGAGTGGTTGCGTTATCTGCAAGTTGTACGGTTCCAACAGATCCTGCACCGGGTGCGTTTGTTGCAGTTGCTCTACCTAAAAATACACAGTACATTTCGTCAGTACCATTTGTTAATGCTGCAGATAGTGTAAGAGCTGTTCCTGTTGCAGTATAAGCTTTACCTGAACCAGGCTCTTGGACTACGTTATTTACAACAAGTCGAATATCATTTTCGTTTGTAACACTATGAGATAAAGCATACGCCGTTTGTGAATTAACAATAGAAAATACTTGTCTTTCGAAACTTATAAAACTTCTTGCTGGAGCGTTTCCTAAATACGACATGATTCTCCCTATGTACTGATTGCGTCAACTGCACCTACTACTGTATCTAAAGAATTAGCTGTGTCTGATTGAACAAATAGCTGGTCTCCAGAAGCAAGTACAATTTTACTTCCTCCGTCAATAAGTTCTAGTGAGCCACCACTGACAATCGGTGCATTTTTGATTAAATAATAATTTGCTGATGATCTTCTAAGATAAACATCAACAACTATAGTTGATGTAGTTACGTTAGCCATTCTCACACTAATTAAAGTGTCATAACTATTTGCCGCTCCACCTAAAGCATCTACTGCCGATGCACCTGTGTTTCTTGTTAAATAATTTCTAAAGTTTTGTGCCATAATTTATTCCTTATACTATAATGCGATTGCCATTGCAACGGCAAAACCCGCTGAAGCTCCCGCAGTTCCACTTGACGCTGACGTTATTCTTCCTTTTGCATCAACAGCTACTGTTGAATTAGTGTATGTTGCAGCTGTAACTCCTGAGTTTGCTAAAGTTAATGCTCCACCTGATGCAATTGTTGCATCACCTGATACTGCTGATTCTTGATAACTTGTACCGTCTGCTACTAATATTTTAGCAGATGTATTGTCAGGCATTTTTAATAATGCACCTACATTTAAGTTACCATTTATATAATTGGATACCATGTTTGAAAAATTACCCATGTAAGCGTGACTTGAACATTGGTAATAAACAACATTAGGTGTATTAATATCTACTGCTATTTGAG